CTCGACGTTCATAAATGGATTCAACAATTTCTTTTTGGTATTGATACAGCATAACTGTGATCGGGTATTGAATGCCGCCCAAAGGTGTAATCATCAATAACCTTTGCCTAACATCAGTACCAATGCGGCCGAACTGTATCGTGCCTGCTTTCGTTTGGTCTGTCATTTGATTAGTCACTTGTGGCACTTCCATCGATACCGCTTGAAACGCCTGTGATGTGCCGTCAACGTCAAACACCTTATCACTTAACTGATTACCTACTAATCTTATGTAACCAAAATCAGGGTGATAAAACGTTACCGCATCATACTTAATTAAGTTAGCCGGTCGGCGTGTCCAGTATTCTCTTTGTGTTGCGCTGTATATTGGTGTTGTCATGTTATCCCCTGAATATTTTTACTTATTATAGCATTGTGAATTAAATTTAAATAACTGTTGCATTGTGTTTATAGTAGGGTTAGTATTACTCCATCGAAACGAAACAATTTAACAAGCGAGAATATTATGAACATTAAGACAATACTAAGAAATGGCGTTTATTTTACTTTTAAATTTAAAACTGAAGATAATGATGTTGCTTGCGCTGAAATTGATAAATTAACTTTTAAATCAATTTCATTTGAAAGTAATTCTTTGTATGAAATTATAACGATAGCATAGTAAGCCTATGTTAAAACAAACGCTCTTCGGAGCACAACTTAACCAAGCGAGAAAATTATGACTACATTAAAATCTAAAAAATATTGGTTAGCTCTAGGTGAGCTAATTCTTAATAAAAAAACTGATTTATATGAATTTACAGCAGAAACTAAAAACAAGGGTCATAAATATAACGAATTCAACATTAACATTGACAGAACTGAAAAAGATTTATTAATTATATTTGATAAAAATTTCAGTGTAGTTGATCTTCAATTATCTAATAATGATGTCGGAGTTAGTATTTATGAAGGTTGTATTCAATTTAAGTTTAGAAATAATATCAAACCTGAAAAATTTTATATTTGCGTAACATTAATTAAGCGCCCATAACGGGCGTTTTTAGTTATCCCCACAAATTATTTAGTGCGTTGTCGATAATACTACCACTTTGCAGCCATATATAAATCAACTCATCATTGACCACGGCGTTATTTTCGATCAATGCTGTGGCATATATAACACCCGAGTATCGAAACATAAACGAGTTAACCTGCACGGGCTGTAGTGGCATCTCAATAAAACGCACTTCATGATTTACAAAGCCTTCCTCAGTTAATATTGATTTAGTAAATACCTCTCCGTTTGATACCGCACGAATAAAGGCCCGCATTTGCTGCGATTGAATACGAGTAATACAATCTATTGTCACGTTCCACGTTACCGGTGTGTCATCGGTAAACTTCTCGATGTACATTGGCCCGCCAAATGGCTGTGACGTTCTAAATGTTTGTTGACGTGATCGAGATTTACCCATTTTAAAATCGGGTAATGTGCTTGGATAAATTATGGCCATGATTAACTCCCTGCTTTAGTTTTTACGTTAGTGCCTGATTTTAATGCACGAATAAACGCGCCGTTACCACTTGCGACTTGGCTTGTCATTTCAGCAACCGCTTTACGTACCGCTATTTCAATTGTGCGACCGTCATTACTTGTGCTTGCTTGGACATCTACGCCTGCGGCCATATTGTTAATATTAATAGTTGTGCCACCCCCACCGCCGATCTCGTCCATTTGCTTTACTTTGCCATTAGGCGAATTCATCAAGTAATCTTTGCCACCGCTTGATAATACTTCAGCCCTACCACCTTCATTGATCCGGTAGTTATTACCCTGTGTAACTGGCCCGCCAAATTGCCTACCACCCGCGACAGAGGCCGCTTGTGCTAAGCCAACCGTTGAAGTAATACCTGCGGCAGCTAATGGAGCGTTTGCACCACTTGTTGCCAATGATACTAATGCAGCGGCAGGCGCAGCAGCAGTGGCAATTGCGGCCATTGCTGTGCTAGTTGCTGCCGTGACGGTGGTTTGACCAATTATAGATTGGATACCTAATTTAATTAAATTACCAATCATTTCTGTTAATACAGATTGAGCTAGCGCACGAACAGCATCCCTTCCGTCCATAGCACCACTTGCAACAGCCGCGAACGTACCTATAGCCCTACTTTCTAGTGCTTCAAAGTTAAGGATAGCGTTATCAGTGCCATCTTTATTAATGCCTTTTATACGATCTTCTGCTTGTCTGCGTAGCTCTATACGTCTTTCTTCATACGTACCAACCACTTCAATCTTGGCCTCTTCCGCTTGTCGCAATAAATCGAGGTCTTTTTTATATTTTTCTACAATACTTTCTTCTTCTGTTAAGCCTATACTTTGCACTTTTTTTGTCAATGAATTTGTAGCGTCACTGATCGGTAAATTATCGTTATTGTCTTTCTTAACTTTGAATTGGCCTAATCCGCCCTGCTCATTAAATGACTTTAATTTTTCCGCTCTTTCTTCTTTGTATTTTTCTACCAAACTAGCGATAGCGTTTTCTTGTTCTTTAACTTTGCCGATCTCGTCGTTTCTTGTTTTTAGTATTAAATTGCTTGATGATTTTACCAGTGAGTCAATAGCTTTGAACTGCTTTTTAGTAGCTGACATAGCATCGTATTTGTCATAGCTAGTAAATGGATTTAATGATTTAGCTATTTCTTTACCGTAAACCGCCACTTTATCAACAAAGCCCGTGATCTCGACGACTGCAAGTTGTATTACTGCCTTAATGTTTGCAGGAAAATTGAAAAACGCATCAGAAAGAAGTTTTGAGGCAGAACGGCCTTCAGTTGGTATAACTCCTAGCATTTCTATTATTATATCAGCAGCATGACTAACATCATCAATTATAAACCCTAATGAAGTATGCCAAGAGTCACCGACTAGATCCATGTATCCTAACAATTCACCAGACTGTAATGACTCAGTTAACCCATCAATAGCGGATTTGGCGGCTGTCACAACATCAACCATCACACCCTCATCCATTTCACCTATTGTCTTAAATAGGTTATCAAAGCTATCATCTAGCATTGATATGGAACCGTCTAGGGTTTCCATGCGGTTAGCCATGGCGCCGGCAAAATTATTTTTTCCTAGATCTATTAAATACCCTTCAATTTCTTTAGCTGAGTTTTTAATTATTTGTGTTGTCCCGCGAAAAGTAAAGGCTATTGTATCGCCTTGATTTTTTGATTTAATGCCAAACTCTTTTAGCCTTTCAAATTCTCCTGTTGCTGCATCAGCGACCGCCTCGATCATTTGCACTAAGTCTTTACCAAGCGCTGAAGATGTATCACCAAATGACATCATCGCTTCTTCGCTCGGCGTTAACCCAAAGTTAACCAATTTAGTAAACGCCTCAACAGATTGCTCGATGCCGAAAGGTGTTTTTTCAGCAAAAACTTGTAAAGCCTGCATTGCATTTTTTGCGTCTTTGATACTGCCTGTTGCTGTTAGTACTGACGCGTTTAATCGGTCAAATTTTCTCTGTACAGTCACTAATTTTCTAGCTAATAATCCCAGACCAACGCCAGAAGCTACTAAAGATATGGCGCTGCCGATCTTACTAAAACCAGAAGCGATCGCGCCCGTTGATTGATTTACCCTTCTTTCAGCTTGTAATAAATTACCTGTGTTAACATCAACAGTGTACTGGATCGCGCCTGCATCAACAGCCATTAGTGAGCCTTATTGTTTGTTTTAAACCATTCTAACATATTGGTTTCATCTTCAATTGTCGGTTGATCGCTGTTTTTTTCTGGTGGGAATTTAGCTTCCATCATTCTTAGAAATTCGGTCATAGTCATTTGTGACGCATCAGCTAGCGATAAGTTTAAATGAATACGCGCTAACTCCATAAAAGAATATGCGTCAAACTCTGTAACAGCTTCGCCCGTGCCTTTTTTACTTTCAATCTTGCCGCATACGCCGTGGATCAAACAATGCTCAGCAAGTGTTATTACATCATTAATCATTGCATCACCATGAAGCGGATTCACGATCATAAATTTGTTTAGTCGATCACTAAACTTTACGCCGCCAGTCAAGGAGCGTGGTATTTCTACATCGCTACAACATTCAAGAATATTTAACGCAATAGAGAATTTAACAATCAAATTAGTCGATGCTATAAAATCCTGAAATGTTTCTATTATCTCTTTAGGGCTGCCGAGTTTAGCGATATTAACGAATGAGGGAACAAGGTTAAAAACCCTATCACCCCATTCGATTTTTACATGCCCGTAAGCAGTTAACATTTATGGCGCTACGATGTTTACTGGTGAAATAGCTGCATCACCCGTACCCGTTACACCAAAGCTAAAACTGATCGTTGAATTGTCGTCAGTATTAAAGCCTTCATCACAACCTGTGCAATTTACAAAAATATAGTAAATACGTGGCAATGTTGGGCCTGATACCTTCAACCAACCAGAAGGCTGCCTATTTGCTTGCGGTTCAGCATGATAATAATTTACTAGCGCGTTTTGCACTGATTGCGCTGAATCTACTGAAGTGGAAAAGCCTGAAACAGTTAATTCCATGCTTAAACGCGTTACGCTTTCGTCAGTATACGCACCCGACTGATCGTTAACGCCATCGGCCATTGCTGCTGCTGATGTTAATTGTTTTGTGTTGATTGTTCCTAATGCGCCATAGGTCAACCCTGCATACGCAGCATCACCACAACCTTCAACCCAGCCCACGGTCACTAACTTACCCGCACCTACTTTGCTATCACTACATACAGCCATAATGGCTCCTTAAATTATATTTGTTAATTAACTATCACATTGTACCACGTAGCAAATACTTTATAAAAATCGTTGCGCTTGTGCGTGTATGGTGTATGCTTGTGTTTATCTAAGTTAATAAACCAATAGAGAGATATAAAGATGAATAAACCAGTACACCCACCAAAAACAAATGAACCAGTAAAACACCACAGCATAAAATCATGCAATAGTTGTGGTGGAGCAAATAGAACTCTAATACCTTCAATTGATGAGGGTGGTATTTATGAGTCAAAAACAAAGTGCGATGATTGTGGCTTTACTGACTACTGGGCTTACGGCTTCTATGAAAGCTCACAAAGTCAAGAAAGTAAATGCGATAAATACAATTTTAGTAAATAATTTAATAAACCAATAGAGAGATATAAACAATGGAAATACAATTACAAGATAGCGATCGCTTAAGATTACACGCAGACTTTAAACAGCAGAACTTTGTCAATATATCCAAGTTCGGTTATGACGCTATGGCAATTGATTTGCATTCTCAGTTTCATTATATCGAAATTAGAAAAAAAGGTTGCCAAGTAAGAGTTTTTACATTTAAAAAGAAGTCAGATAAAAAGCAATGTGATTTTGGAGCTTGGGCAGATGCCGAGGTAATACTGGCAATTAACGAAATTAATAATTAACAATAGAGAGATATAAACATGCGAGTAATATTTGAAATTGAAACTAGAGAGCTTAAAGAATTAGAAGAGCTATCTTATTACAATCACGTAGTTCATGAATTAAAAAATAGTAAGTTTTGCTTTACTCATATAAAGGAGATTTACGATGATGTTAACGATCACCCGTCTTATCAGTTTGGATTAGTAGAAGAAGGTAAGTTTATTTGTTTATTTGGTGGAGAGGGTGAACCGGTGCCTGAAGGGAAAGAAAGTACAGGTGGCGTTTATGTTCAAATATACATTGACTGCCCTGAGTATATAAACCTACAAAAACTAAGATAAACGCATTCTTTATGCATAACAACATAACGTGCATAAAGAATGCTATATTTTATACATAACAATTAAAAGGGTAATAAAATGGGAATCAGATTAAACAATAGAAAACTTAAACCTAAAACAGCTAAGTCAGTAAAAAGACATCCAAAAAAGAAACAAGCTTATGATGAAGGATATCGCTATGGGTTTAACGGTTATAATCCTATTTTTATTTGTATTGACGAAAAGCTTGATAATGAATTTACAAAAGGATTTTACGCTGGATTGTCAGCTAAATAAATAACAACACATAAGGATTAAGAGAATGAAGCGTATGAAGCATATAAAACATACGAAAGTAAAATTTAAAATTTCTTTCTTTTTAATTAACTTAGGAATAAAGCTTTTGCCCGCTAACTTCAGAACAAAGGAATTTATAAATAATATTATGTCAGTAAATATTATTACTGTTAACAAAATAGATAAAGATAATCCACATAACAACACATAAGGATTAATAAGATGAAAAAATTACGAGAGCATGATTTAAAAAAAGTTTTAAAAGAAAAGCCTCAAGGTGCCACGCATTACGATACTTTTTGGAGGAAATACCTTAAAGTACAGGGTGATGAATTGTACTTTATGGAAAAAAGTTTTTGGTGCTATTCAAGTCATCGTGACGGCGTTGACATGGTAAATTTTGGTGAATGTTTATGTCTTTCTTCATGAGCATAACAATTTAACGTGCATAAAGAATGCTATATTTTATACATAACAACTTAACTTTGTTATTGAGCGTTAATTATTGGAGATAAAGAAAATGGCTAAAAAATATTATGTTGTTGGTTTTGCTGATACAAGGCAGGAATTTAACGTTAAAGGCGTAACAACTAGCAAGGTAAAAGCTGAAAAATTTAAAGAAAAAAT